GTAATAATTAATACAGAAAAGAATATTCATTAGAGGATGAAACATGTCAAACAAACTTTTTGAAGAAGCGTTAGCAGATGCAAAAAAACTTAAAGAAGTTGCTGAAGAAAACGCAAAAAAAGCTATTCTAGAGGCAGTAACACCTAGAATCAGAGAATTCATTGAAGATCAATTACTTGAATCTGATGAAGAAGCTGATGATTCGCAACAAGAAGAAGCTGATTTTGAAGAGGGTGAAGAAGACGTCGTCTTAGATGAGTCATCAATTGCCTCACTTATTTCAATGTTAGGAGGAGAAGACGTCGTCGACTCGCTAACAGAAGGAAAAGGCGTATTAAATGATTCAATAAGTACTGTTTTAGAGTCAATGAATTTAAACGAAAAAGAAAAAATATTTAATCTAGCAAACAAAATTAACGAAAGTGCTGATAAATTGAGCGCTAAGCGCATAAATAATAATAACATTCAGGAGAATAATCAAATGAGAAAAGAAAAATTTTATGAGGTAGATCTCAAGGCACTTCGTGAATCAATTGAAGAAGAAATGTCGGATATGGCCGAAGGCGATCACCAATACGATCTCGACGAAGAAGTTGAAGATTCAGATGAATTAGGCGAAATGGACGATGCAGAACTTCAAGAAATGCTATCTGAAATCAAGTTAATGCTTGACTTAGGTGAAGACATAGAAGAAGATCAAATACCTGAAGAACTTAGGGGAATGCTTCTTTCCGACGAAGATGAGGAAGAACCTTTAGAAATGGGTGAAGAAGATCCTCTTATGGATGACATGCCTGAAGAAGATTCTGAAGAACCTGAAGAAGAATCTGAAGAAAGCGAAATGGGCGAAGAAATTCCAGGCTTAGAAGATCTTCAAGAAACTTTTGAAATTGACCCACGTATGCTACGACAAGAACTAGCTAGAGTTCGTCGTCAGCTTAAAGAAGGAAAAATGGATCACCACTTTGGCGGAAAAGGCGGATCATCTGCCGGCGTCGACGGAGCTTTTGGTGGTAAAGGAAAGAAAAACGTAGGTGTTAAAAACGCATTTGGCGGCGGTTCAGAAGGACAAGATCCTTTTGTTAACCCACCTCAAATTAACAAACTAAATGAAGCAATTCGAAATCTGAGACGCAAAAATCGATCTCAAGCAGAGAAACTGAATAAATACAGAAGTGCAGTTGTAACTCTTCGTGAACAGTTGGAAGATCTCAATTTATTTAATGCTAAATTACTTTATGTGAACAAGATTCTCAATAATGGAAGCTTAACAGAGTCTCAAAAGAAATCTGTTGTTAAAGCTCTCGATGAAGCTAGATCACTAGAAGAAACTAAGTCATTATTTAAGTCACTAACGGAAACCCTGTCAACCTCTAAAAAAGCTACATTAAATGAAGCAAAGAGATTTGGTGGATCATCCAAAACTACGACATCAAGCGGCAAGGTAAATACCAAGTCTGCTGGTGAAGTAACAAGATGGCAAAGACTTGCCGGATTGAAATAATCTTTTAATATATCACAAGACAAATTACAACATTCAGGAGAAATTATGTCTAAAAACTTTACATTAGGTCAACTAACCGAAGGAATCCGCGACAGAAACGTGGGACAAGACGGTGGAAGACTTATGAACAAATGGACTCGTACAGGATTGTTACGAGGACTTAACGAAACCAAGCGCGAGAATATGGCTCGTTTGCTTGAAAACCAAGCTGCTCAAGTTCTTCGAGAAGCAAATCAGCTTTCAGGTGGAAACATTGACGGATTTACTAACATCGCATTTCCAATTGTACGTCGTGTATTCGGTGGATTGGTAGCAAATGAATTAGTATCTATTCAACCAATGAGTCTTCCAAGTGGACTTCTTTTCTACTTAGATTACTCTTACGGTTCAGATGTCGGTCACGCTTCTGCTAGCACTGGAAATCTTAACGAAGCAGACGTAGCAGGAACAGATGCTGCTATTTATGCATCAGGTGAATCACTTTACGGATCACCCTCAGGAAACAGCATTCAAACAGGAGCAACAACTTCTGGCGGTATGTATGACTTAGCAGGATCAGGTTTCTCTAAAGTGTACACTACTGTACCTACAGCCGCAGTTGCAAACAACAAAATCGGTTGTGCCAATACTACAGACTCCGGTGCTTATACAGCTGCCGGTGCATGGTCATCACTTGCCGGTGCAAAACTAGAAGTAACAAACGTTAATAACTTAAAACTAATCAATTACGATCCTCAGTTAATAAAGTCAATTGCAGAAGACGGATTAGAAGCTAGTGCGTTATTTTTAAAAGTTGGTTCTAGTGTTACTGATCTAGATAAAACTTTGGCTAAAATGATTGGCTTAATGAACAAAGACGGCACTGCTTATCAGACTGCCATTGACGGTCATGAAGCTTGGGACAGCGACACCGGTGCAGTTGCAAGAACTGATGCTGATGGAAATCCATTCCAGGCAGGTCGTGGTATTTTTAATCTTAGAAGACTTAATGAATTTGGTACCTGGGACGGTGCTGGATCTTGGAAGCCTTCTGCTAGCGGAGCATATCTTAAAGTAATTTTACTTAAAGCAAAGGGTAATGCGAATGCACAATCGGCATTCGACACAAACATTGCAGTTTCTTATCCTATGACAGACGAAGTTTCAGCTTCTGGTGGCGGAACCGGTGGTACAATCGTGGTACCTTCATTTGAGTCTAACTTCGCGTCGACAGGAACGCCTATCATACCTGAGATCGATATTAAGATCGAAAGTATTGCTGTAACAGCTCAAACACGTAAGTTAAGAGCTCGTTGGTCTCCAGAACTCGCTCAAGATCTTAATGCTTATCACTCTTTGGACGCTGAAGTTGAATTGACTCAGATTCTTTCAGAGCAGATTGCATTAGAGATCGATCGTGAGATTCTTAATGATCTTCTTGTTGAAGCAAAAGGCCCAAACTTCTTTTGGTCACGTGCTCCTGGTAAATTCGTTAATAAGCGAAGTGGTGCAGCTCAAAACTTGGCTTCTACTTTAGCTACTGGACCTCAGTTTACTGGAACAGTTCGCGAATGGTATGAAACTCTTGTTGAGACTATTATCGATGTTGCTAATGAGATTCACAGAAAGACTCTTCGTGGTTCTGCTAACTTTATCGTGGTTTCACCTGAAGTTGCAACAATCTTCGAAGCATCTGTACTCTACAAGCCTTCTATCAAAATTGACGGTCAAGGTCAAGTAGCTACTCCGTTCTCTTTGGGTGCTGAAGCTATCGGATCACTTTCTAACAGATTTACTGTTTATAAAGATCCTTACTTCCCACGCAACAAGATCCTTGTTGGATACAAAGGTGGATCATATTTAGAGTCTGGATACGTCTATGCTCCTTATGTACCACTCATTGTTACACCTACTATCTTTGCTCCAGAGGACTTCACCCCAAGAAAAGGTGTTATGACTCGTTACGGAAAGAAAATGGTTCGTGCCGACTTCTACGGAACAGTTACATGTTTAGATATGGATATTATCTAAGTTAATACCTTCG